TCTGCAAAACATATTGCAATATGGTCTTCATTATTTGTATTTCTTGCACCAGAAGAACCTGTCATAGATACAACAGATGTTGTATGAGCACTAGCATATGTAGCATCAGATGAAATTGCAGAACCATTATCAGTTTCTACAGAAAAAGACCTTGGGCCAACATCGCCGAGTTGCCAATGTGCAATCCAACTATCTGCTGCATCTATTCTTTTATGTAAAACAAAACTAGGCGCCTTTCCAAGTCCATGAGCAAACGAACCAGTTGAAGTACCATTACCGACATATATGGAAGTACTACACCCATTTTTTGTACTTGCAGATAATTTCTTAGTAAGAAGTGTACCAGCAACAGCAGCAGTAGATGCAACTCCATCAATCATCACTGAACCAGAAGTTGGCGCAGCACCTATGGATGCACTATTTGTTGCAGTAGGAGTTCCACCACACTTCCAACCCCACCCAACATAGGTTTTGTTGGTTTCATTTAAGTTTTCGATACCACTTGACCCTGCCTGAAGAGTATACCCATCATTATCAAATGAAGTTAAATATCCATATTGAAAGTTTGTATCAAATATACTATTTGCTTGAGTATGACCCACTTTGTTGGGGCCTATTGGACTTGTAAATAACATATGTTGATAATTGGCATTTCTAACCTTAATCCATAAAATGTCAGGCGAAAATCCTTGTCCAGTAATTGCTCTTGAATTAGCATTATTCCCTGTCCAAATCAAACTCCTAAAGTTTTTCTGAGGCCCTTCATTAACAGTTGGGTCTAATGCTAATGGTGCATATTGTGAATTTTGGAATGTTTGATATCCAGATGGCATACCACCAGTTCTTTGAAAAGCAGTTGCTCCAAAATTAACTCTACCATATTGTGAATGGCCACCAGATTCGCACCCCATAGCAAATACATATGAAGTTTCCTTATTAACTCGACTAGATATATCTATATCGCCCCTTAGAGTTCCATTTGAACTCCATATTTGAAATTTATCATTGTCAAAATCTAATCCAATTCCAACCCAATCTCCAATACTAAAGACATTAGTTGCATATGTACCAGAACTACCACCATCTACAGCATAACTGCTGGCGTTGTTACCAGTAGCTAATCTTACTCTCCAACCACCCCTTGATTGCATATCGCCTTCACTATCAGGCTGTGAGATAGACCCATTAGGAGTAAATCCAACGGCAAGTCCGCCTGCTACTGATGACAAGGAAATTATTTGAACTTCCAAGTAATATTTTCCACCAACAGATTTAGATGCAGCTGCAGTTGAACCAATTAAATATCTTGCAGAAGCTTTATAAGGATACAGTCCGCCTTCTTTTACAGCAACACCAGATGATTGTCTAAAATTCATGTTCATGGTTGGAAAGTTATTAGTCGGCGTATCTACTGATTGGAATTGTGTTCCAGTCTCAGCATAATCATTTGTTTGACCAGAGACATCATCTCCCAAATTATTTGCAGTTTGATAGTTCAAATAGAAACCATTTGTACCATACGTCACACCAGTAACTTGTTTTGGCACCCAACTGTCATTATAATCTTCACCAAATACTGTTGGGGCTAATGCTTGTCCATCAACAAAGTGTGTCTCTGCAAGATAACCGCCTAATCTATTGCCAGTATAAGTAGCACTCTCACCTATTCTATGAAGAACATTACTGTTGAAATATGAGTCATAACTTGTATCTGTGTGTTCTGTCGATGCTGCCCAACTTGTAATTTGTACACCATTCCAATATATTTTTGTTCTTTCTGATTGAGTACTATTTGCAATATCCACCACAAGCATAATATGACCCCATCCTGTAGTGTCTAGGATTGTCATATTAGAATCAAATATTGCTTTAAGACTGTTGCCAGCTCTATCCTCATATCTTATTTGACCAGTTTGAGTTAAAACCAGTTCCGACTGTGACCCATTTGCTGTTGCTGCACTGAAAATTCTAGGATAGTACCCAGTGGTAGGTGGGGATGAAAGTTTTATCCAAGTTGAAAAAGTAAACTTTTTTCTATTACTAGCTGAACTTGGAGTTCTATGAAGAAAAGAATTATCTACCTTTTCATTAATCATTGAATTCGTAAGACTGTATGGTTGCATAAGACGAAGAACAATCAGATTGAATGCACGAGCGTTTGTTTGGTTCTCATCATCAGTTGCAGTAACAGTAAAGTTAAAAGTTGTGTCAGCAGCAGGATTTACATTAGGAGTTCCAGTTAGTTGTCCATTTGCAGAACCTAAAGAAACACCAGAAGGTAATGCACCAGAGGTTACAGAGTATGCAAGTGTTCCACCATCTGGTTCTGCAGCAACAATAGTAATTGTTGACATTGCCGCATCTTCTTTAATACTACCTAAGTTACCAGCGGCAGTAGAGAAAGCAGGCACACCATTATAGGAAATACCGTTCGTTAGTGTTGCTTGAAGTCCATTACTGTTTACAAAAGTAATATCGTAATCTCCAGCAGTCTTTACTGGTGTTGTAAACCGTACTGTAGTATCGTTGACAAATGTTGTTGTTGCTGCACTTGTTCCACCAATAGATATAGTAAATCCAGTCTTAAAGTTTGTTCCTGTGAGGGTTATTGTCTCACCACCAGCAGGGTTTGCACCTGTAAGGGAACCAGCATATGCAAGAGATGAAATAATTGGTGGACTATCAATCGCCTGCCAACTACTAGTATTAGTATTATACTGCTCTAAAGTTCCAAGGTCAGTATTAAATCTAAGTTGTCCACCGGCAGCACTAGATGGACGTTGCGCTGTTGTACCAGCAGGCAAACGAACAAACTCTGTACCATCCAAAGTTATGTTTTCTTTAATCTTGGGTTGGGTTACAGCATCATCTTGAATACCGTCTGTTTTAATTCTTGAAATTGCCATTTGTGTCTGTCCTGTTTCTTTTTATTTAGTCTGCATCTGCAATAGTCAAGTCACCATCGGCAACCTGTTTTAGAATTTCTGCGTAGTGTCTGTTACCTTCATCCATTGGGATATTAGTTTCAATACCATCAATTTTGCAAAAGACACCAACATTATTACCATCAATGTCTACTGTATATCTTGCTTCTGTTATAACCATTTTTTTAATTCCTATAGTTCTGCGTCTGCTTCGTAACCAAAGATAAGCATATTACCAGTAGACCATGCGTTTGATTTGTTAACACCACCAATACCTTTTGTATTGGCATCAGCATTACTAGTCCAATTTATAGTAACCCCACTTGTTACATTTCCAACGGCTGCTCTATGGGCACCACCAATATTTCCGGCAGTGTCCTTTGTTCTAACTGTAGGTGGAGTTCTCATTGTAACTGGAAAATTATTTGCCCCACCAGATTCACTGCCATTAAAAGCGTATGCACAACCAGAACCACCACCATAGTAAGTGCCTGCTAAAAACCCACATTGATAATAATACCTTTGACAAAGCGCAAGTTCTTCCCCATGTGAGCGGTGCTCAAAATCTGAAGCACTATCGCCAACTTCCAGCTGAACTCCAGTAATATAAAAATTATTACTTGTACTATCAAAAAAGTTTACTTGGTTTGTACTCATATTTGAGTTTGCACTTATCCATGACCCTACAGTACCAGTTGCACTGGCATTTCCAGCTAAACAGAAATCTATCGCAATGCCTCTTGTATTATCAACAGGCCAACTTCCAGAAGTTTCGCCAGTTACAGTTATTGTCTTCTTTTCCCATGTATTAGCAGAGCTAATAGTATATTCTTGTTGTCTTGACCTTGTTGCACCAGCATTTTTCATACCCATTGAATATATACCAGTTTTACTAGAACGCACCCAGAAACTAACAGTAACAGTTTTTGCACCACTATTTCCCCAATCTAGGTGACCCATATTAAAACCTTCAATATAGTGAGAGGTAAAAAAGTAAGTACCACTTCCAGGCGACTTTGTTGATGTTGGAGATATATGTATTGATTTGTAAAATCCTTGTCCAGAAGGTACGGTTGTAGATTGTACGGCAGAGAAATCACTAGCATTACTAATGTTTTTCCATCTATCAACAGTAAATGAACCACTTGTTGTAACAGCAGCTGTGCCTCTTTGAGCAATTCTCATATCACCATTCATAATAAGATTTTTACTTCTACCAACCTCTGTTGAGAAATCTGATGACTGTCCTCTATTATTTACTTTAATTAATGCCATTATGGTTTCTCCGGCCATGTAACATCATCAAGTGATGTTGCATCATCTGTTATATCTCTTAATGCTTGTCTGTATGTTTTCATTGCAGTAGGAATGTTTGTTCCTAGTTCTTTGTGCATAGTGACAACCCAATCTGTTTCTGCGAGTTTTTGGTTACGAACTTCTCTCACAAGATTTAGAGGTTCAGCAGCAACAAGTTCATCATACTTTGCTTTAACTGCTGATTCTGTAGGAACAGTTCTTTCATCTTTCCATTCTAATCCATCAAAATTTTCACGAATGATATATTGTGCATTAGGTACTAAAGCATGAAGTGCCTGCATTATAATTTCTATTTTATCCATTTAGAAGCTCCTCGCAGTAATAGTTGTACCACTAGTAGTTGTTTCTGCAATCTTTACTGCATGAGCACCAGGCTGTCCATTTGCATCATTATTGTTTAATGCTTGACCATCACCAGCTGACGGTTGGACAATAAGATAAACTCTATCACCACTTGTTAGTCCAGTTGGAACATCAATTATCCATGATGGAGTAAGAAGAAGATTACCAAAAGAATTCACTGTAACTCTTTCCAACATCATCCTTACAGCGGTATTGGCACCACCACCAGCACGATAGATTTCACCAGTTAGGGAGTTATCGGTTGTAGATAGAAACGCCTTTTGAAAGTATGCATTACTACCCCAACGAATTCTAAGTTGTGCTTCATATTTCCATATGCCGGGGCCTGGGATATCAAGATAACCTAAAGTTACATTAGAACCACCAGTTGTATAACCAACTGCACTGAAACTTCTAGCAACCACATGACTACTTAAAGTTTCATGTCCAGTTGCAATTTTACCAGTAAGGTTAATACCAGTTCCTAGTTCTGTGGTATTTACAGCAGCTGCACCAATCTTTGCATTTGTAATTGCATCATTAGCAATCTTTGCAGTAGTAACTGCGTTAGCAGCAATCTTTGCACTAGTAACAGCGTCAGTAGCAATCTTTGCAGTAGAAACTGTTCCATCAGTTGGTGTTCCAACATTAAGAACATCTCCAAGTGCCATGATAAAGTCGATGTTATCAGAACTTGTTAGAGCAGAAGCGAAGGTGATTGTTGAACCACTAACTGTGAATGAATCTTGTGGAGCCTGCATAACACCATTAAGTGAAACCAGTAGATGGTTCGCACTAGCAGGAGAGTATGCACCACCGTTTAACAGTAGATTATACGTTGCAGTAGCAGATGCTGTAATAGCATCTAACTTAGAGTATGCACCTGTAATCGGTTGTTGTCCTATGAATGGCATATTATTGTTTCCTAATCTCGTTCATACTATTTAGTCTGATTCTTTTCATAATTTTATTCATACTGTTTAAGTTCCTATTAATATTCCATGAAAATAACCATGACGAGAAACTAATATTCCACCGCCAGATACAACTGAATTGACTGCTACAGCTGGTCTAACGTGTTGTCCTTCAAATAATTTAATAGTTACTGTGCTTCCAAAAGCAGAAACTTGGGCGTTAGCAGTGTCAGAACGAGTAAATCCTCTTGTTCCATGACCTGTATTATCAGTAAAAGCAGTGTGCTGTTCATCCCAAGGCCTCGCACCAGCAATATCACTAAAAGTATCATTTACATCTGTTATATAATATGTAGTATCAACATGAGCAGCAGTACCACCAGACATTAACATAGAAGTACTAAATTCATAAACTCCTGTAACTGGTATTTGATATTTAGAACCGCCTCTTGTCGTACTAGTTGTAAATCCTGTGGTGTTTACGCCGTGTACAGCAGAAAAAAATGGACAGCAAAAAACACCATCGGAGTTAAAGGAAGTTGGACTGCTTGTAGACCAATTATGACTCATTGTGCTAGGACTTCTATTTGGGTTGACAGCTTCAAAATGAGGTCTAGCAACATAAGTTCCATCATTTCTCTTAAAGAGTTGACTGCCAGTTGAATCCAATCCAAGTGGCGCAGTATACATACTATTTGATATTTTACTTAATGCCATTATGGTTTCTCCGGCCAAGTGACATCATCAAGTGATGTAGCACTATCTGTTATATCTCTTAATGCTTGTCTGTATGTTTTCCAAGCATCACTCATGGTTACATCAGAGTTTGCCATCCAATCAGATTCAACAATCATTTCATTTCTTGTTTTTCTAAGAAGTTCTAAAGGTTCTGCATCATTTAATTCTTTTAATTTATCAGAAACTTGTTTCCACGTTACACCAAAATCGGATGGGTCAGTAGAAACGATTGCCATACCTTCACTATCTGCACCAGTGACTTTAGAAAAAGCACTATTGAATTCTGATTCTGTTGATGGTTCACCGTTTAGTGCCCAACCATCAATTCCAAGTTTTACTATTGCATCTGCTATGGTTGCCATTATTTTTTCCTATGTTGCTATTTCTGTTAGAACAACAGTACTAACACCTGTAAATCTATTATTATCCGATACTTGAGCCGGTCGATTTAGATAGCTTGTTCTAGAAGCGTTATTGTGTCCGTAGGACGTTGCCAACCTTACAAAAATTTTATTTGTGGACTCTCCACTTACATCTAATAGTGTTGTATAAGAAATGGATTCTGTATCATACTGTCCTCTTGAACCTTGTTTTGATGTTCCAAAGTGTGCCAAACAACCAGCATTCTGGATACCTGTAACAGCAATACCTTGTGGTTGAACAACACTATAACCAGAACCAGCAGGAGCATACTGACATATGAAACTACTCCAAGTGTCATCTGGCTGACCACAACATATTGTATAATGAACTAAGATTTTAGAAGTATTACTTATTCTATCTATAAAAACACTACCATCCCCCAAAGTGCCAGGAACAGAAAGTATGGTACTCCTTCCCTGACCTGACCAACTTCTGTGTTGATTATCATCAAATGACACCATTTGTATAGGAGTTCCAGCAGGCATTCTGCCAGTAGGAACTGTTCCAGTTGTGAGTTTGGTTGCAGAAACACCAGAAGCAATCTTTGCATTCGTAACTGCATTAGTAGCAATCTTTCCAGAACTAATTGTTCCATCAGCAGGAACGACTGAGTTCTCTTCTAGTCCTTTGAATACAACATAGAAGTTTAATCCAACATCAGGCGCTTCTGACATTGTAAGAGTTGTTCCATTAACGGTATAAGCATCAGTAGGTTCTTGGCGAACATTACCTACGAATACTTCAATATCGTTTGGGGAAGCAACTGCACTACTTAATGTGAATGCTGTTGTACTACCGTTTGCAGTAAAGTCTTGTTTAGTTCTTGTAGAAAAACTAGCATTTGGTGTACTTCCAAGATATGGCATAGATTACTCCCCTTATGCTTTTTCCATGAAACCAAGAACGACATCTAGTGCCGAACCAGTTCCTGCTTTTACTTTGAGAATATCTGCTGCCTCTAAGATATACTTTTGACCAGCAAGTGTTTCTAGTGTTGTATTTGCTGGGATGGATACACCATCTAGTAACTGAAAGTCTGCCGATGCAGAACTATCTCTGAATTGTACTTGGACTGTAACTGCACTCGTTGTCTTGTTTGCAATTGCAAGTCCTAAAATAACTGTTTGTGTTGCTGAAGGGGCAGTATATAAAGTTTGATAAGAACTATTACTTACGTTTGCCAATGCAGCATTCTTAAATGTGTTCGCCATGTTTTTTTCCTATATTATCCTAAAGCAATCGCAAGAGCAGTTGCATCATCTTCTGGGTCAAAGTTTAGTTTTGCCTTTGTGACATTACCGTCTGCAATCTTAGCAGTTAATATTGCTCCATCTGCAACACTATTTAGTGTGTTCACACCATTCAATTGAATACATTGGATGTTATTTGTTCCAGCAGGTGGAGCAGAAGTAAATGTTAATGTTGCACCAACAACTGTGTATGCATATGAAGAACCATATCTTTGATATACATTATCTACAAATACAGCAAAGTTTGCAGCATTATTTGCAGAAGGTGTTCTTGTCAACGTAAATGTTGTTGCAGAACCAGTTCCGTTGAACTCGTTGATATGAGTTTCTGAAGTTGCAGAAGTTGGAGTAAGAACTTCATTACCAAGATAGACAATAGAAATTCTACCATTATTATCTGGTGCTTCTGAGAATGTAATCTTTGGTTGGCCAGAACTGATTGAAGTAGAATATGAATATTCTGGTTCTTGCACGACACCATCAAGTACTACCAACAATGAAGTTGGTACTGCCATATGGTCAAGATTGAAGGTGGTTAGTGTACCATCACCTGTCAATACCTGTCTGTCGAATACACCGTAACTTGGTGCTGCTCCTATATATGCCATTTAGTTTCTACCTTTATTTTTCATACTCTTATTTATTATGCCTCATAATATGTTCTAAGC